CCAATTGTCATCTCAATCATGCAATTAATGAACAACGTTCATCAATGCACGCTCAGTTTGACAATGAGTAAGGCGGCTGTTATACTGTAAGTGTCAGTTAAACAAGTCAAAGGAGTAGTACAATGGCGACTAAATTGGAAAAGAACGTTCGTAAGATCATCGCCCATCATGGCGGCACGGTTGTGCAGTGCGGCGTAACGGGCGGCAATTGGAGCAACTGTGATGGGCTTGTTGAGGGGCGTTTGATTTGCGGCAAGTATGAGCGTAACAATTTGGCTATGTGGATTAAACACCATCCTGATGCCGAATTGGTTGAGAGTACGTTCGGGGCATTTTACCAGTTGAAAGGTTATTGCATCGCCACCGGGGCGGGGTACGGGGGATGCGCGCACCGCCGTGCGAAGCAGGTATGGTATGCGGTCATCAAGATTGATGATGCGGACTAGCTCCCCAATTATGTGGGTTGGGATCTCAGCAGTGAATCCGGGCAATATTTTATCGACAATACGTTGAGGAGGCAACGATGGACGTGATTCTCGCTATCGCAGCTTTCATCCTAATCATCGCGTTCTGCCATAATGCATCGGACTGGAAAGGAAGTAGGCCTCTGGTATGTTGTTCCCGGAACCATGAACATCCGCGGTCACGTGAAGTAAGGAGCCTACCATGTTCTACGTAATCAAATATTACCAACTCAACAAAGAAACCGGGGTTTACGAACTTAAACATATGCACTGTGACACGATCAAAGCAGCATGCGAGTATCTTCAATTCATGGAAAAACATCCGTCTTACGTTTTCGTCTCCATGAAGAAAGTAGGGTGACTATGAACCCTGAAACCATATTCGCCATCATAGCATACGCAATCGGAATGGTTTACATGATCAAAAGGCATAAATAAAAAATTTGATTTGTGAAGATTCTATGAAAAGACCGGATTCCGGTCTTTTCGCTTTTCACGGGCGTATAATGGATATCGTCAAAGCAAGCCGACCGATCAAAGGAGATTACATTATGGCTGCTATCACCCGCACTTTCAAGAGTTTCGAGCTGACCGCGTACGAACTGGATGATTCGATCCCGCCCAGCGTGCGCCCTGCCGCCCAGTACGTCGTGCTGGACACCAACATGAACGCCCGCAAAGCCCGTATCGCCTTCCGCGATGCCGGCGTGGCGCTTCCCAAGGACTGCTTGATCAAGTGGGTCGAAGGCGAGGAGAAGACCTATTCCATGCCCGTGGAAACTTTCCTTGAGAACGCTACCGTCATCGACGCTTAAACCATCTGGCTAGAAGGAGAAAACCATGACCGAGAACAAAGACATCGCCATCGCCGAGGAAATGCCCGTCAACGACCTCGCACCTGCCCGCACGTACGCCATCGCCGAGCTTGCCAAGCCCGAGGACAACACGTTCTGCTCGGTGAACCCGGAACTTGGAGCGGATGCCAAGAAGCTGATCTACAACGCGTCCAACAACCCGACGCACAAGATCGACGACTTCATCAACAAGCAGATCGCGCTGAAAGACCTGTTCGTGGAGATCATCGAAATCGCAGACGAGGACGGCACCGTGGAGCAAGCCCCGCGCATCGTCCTCATCGACGACAAGGGCGAGAGCTACCAGTGCGTGTCGAACGGCGTGTGGGGCTCGCTCAAGAAGATGTTCGCCGTCTACGGAGCGCCAACCTACGAGGAGCCTATCAACGTGGTCGTCAAGCAGGTGAAGGTTAAGCGCGGCACGATGCTCACCCTCGAAGTCGCTTAAAGTTCTCAATCACAGGCCGCACCCAGCGTGCGGCCTTTTTTCAGGAGGAAGCCATGTTGTCGCTTGCAGACAAGGATTTGATGGAGCAGTTCGTAGCGGACTCGTCGAACAGGGTGTTGAAGAAAGAGCTATGGGCGCATTCCGTCGTCCCGCAAGGCGTGGCCGTTTTCAACCGCCATCGTAACGGGCGCATCGAATATATGTTCACCAAGGACGACAAGTTCGATATGAAGCGGGACGACATAAACGACCTGCGCGAGCTTGTGCGCCGCTACGTCATAGACGATTATATCGGACTCGTCTTCGTCATGCATTCGCAAGCGCTGAAAACGGTTTCCAAGCATATCAAATATCGTTATTGAAAGGAGGTGCGCCATGCCTTCGAAAAACGGCGTTTTCTACGAGTTGAAGGAATCGCCTTACTCTTTCATGTACGGAGACTGCACGTTCTTCTTCTCGTCTAGGAGGCATCTTTCCAGTTTCATGGACAAGATCTGCGTCAGAACGCAATGGCTGGACGACAGCATGGAAAAGCGTTTCCACTTCTACGTCAACATGCAGCTGGCCGCCGCGTTCCAACTGTACTTCACGGTGGAGACCAGGGGGTGCTACGTCAGATTGGAAAACGGTGAGGAGCTGACATGCAGAGAGAACCTAAGATTAAATGGACTGAAAGCCAGCGTTCGCGCCTCAACTCCGCAGTCCGAAAGTACAACAACGCCATTCGACGGGCTATGCGGGCGAATCCCGCCAACGCCCAGTTCATGCCCGAACCGGTAAGCTACAAGGAGGTCAAAGCCGGGATCAAGAGCGCGCGCGTGCTTAACAACACGGTCGCGCGCTTGCTGCGCGCCACGCGCAAAGGAGCCTTGGACTTGACGACCGTCGGCGAGGGAGGGATCGCCACGCGCTACGAAGTGCGGGAGTTCCAGATCGCGAAAGCCGTCAACGAGCGGCGCAAGTCGCTCAGGCGCAAGAAGCTGGGGATCGACTACGGCCAGACCCTGGGACGCATGGGAACGTTGCAGCAGAACAACCTCCTTCCCGACAAGCGCACCGCGCGAGACTTCTCTCCCATCGCCCTCAAGCGCTTCATCAAGCGTTACGAGGAGCTGAGCGCTACGAGTTCCTACGAAAAGCTGGACAGGTACTACAAGAACTATATCAAAGGCCTCAACACGGTGTTCGGCGGCTACTCCGAGTTCGATGCGGCTATATCGCAGATCGCGAGGAAGATCGAATCCATGATGAAGTCCGACGCGGGCAAGCTCATGGAGTTCTTCGAGTCCGGAGACGAGATTTTGACCATCGAGTACATTTACGCTCCTGAAGACCGCGCCGACAAGATGGGCTACATTCTCGACAGATGGGCTGAGCTATGATATGCAGTACTTCACGGCCGATTTCGAAACGACGGCAGACGACCTGACCCGGACGCGAGTTTGGGCGTGGGCTGCTTGCACCTTGAAAACCTACGATATAACGACCGGAACTTCCATCGAAGGGTTCGTGGAATGGTGCGAGCGCGCCCCGGACGCTCGCGTGTACTTCCACAACCTGAAATTCGACGGGAAGTTCATCATATCGCATCTGCTTGCAACGGGATGGGAATGGATCCCCGGCCACGGAGAGCAAGCGCCCTACCGGTTCACGACGCTGATCAGCGACATGAACCAGTTCTACACCATCAAGCTCTGTTTCGGGCGCGGGCATTATATCGAATTCTGCGATTCGCTGAAGATCATCAGCTTGCCGGTCGCGAAGATTCCGAAGGCGTTCGGCTTCGAGGAAGAGGACGCGAAGCTCGAGATAGACTACACGGAGCATCGCGATCCCGATCACGTTCTCACGCAGCAGGAGATAGACTACATATCGGCAGATGTCAGGATCGTCGCGCGAGCCTTGGGAGAGCTGATCGACCAGGGCGCGACCAGGATCACGGCGGGATCGAACGCCATCGCCGAGTACAAGAAGACGATAGGAGGCGAGAAGGGGTTCAGACGGACGTTTCCAGTGTGCGACTACGACGCTGAGATACGCCCGTGCTACAAGGGCGGCTTCACGTACGTGAATCCCGATTTCAAAGGGCGCGACATCGGGGAGGGAATCGTCCTGGACGTTAACAGCCTCTACCCTTCCGTCATGGCCGGAGTCGGAGGCGAGATCCTGCCGTACGGCGATCCGATGCTCTTCGAAGGGGAGTACGTCCCGGATCCTCGATACCCGCTCTACATACAGACCGTGACCGTCGACTTCAAGCTCAAGCCCGGTTTCATCCCTTGCTTGCAGCTCAAAGGCAATTTGAGCTTCATGCCGACCGAATACGTAGTCGATTCCAAAGGAGAGCAGACGCTGGTATTGACCAGCGTCGACTTGGCGCTTCTGCGCGACCACTACGACATCTATTCCATCCGCTACGGCAAGGGCTGGAAGTTCAAGGCATCGAACAAGCTCTTCTACGATTTCATCATGGCGGCCAACGAGGAGAAGGTGCATGCGGCCGAGGAGGGAAACGCGGGCAAGCGGTACATGGCGAAGCTCAAGATGAACTCCTCGTACGGGAAGATGGCGACGCATCCGGTCAAACGGAGCCGCCGGCCGGTCATGTGCGAGGACGGCATAGTGCGCTACCCTCTGCTCGACCCGGAGCAGACCGAGGGGATGTACCTGCCGGCCGGGGCTTTCATTACGGCCTGGGCGAGGAACAAGACGATACGGAGCGCGCAGAAGGTGAAGGATCGTTTCCTCTACGCCGACACCGATTCTCTTCATCTGGCCGGAACCGAGATCCCGGAAGAGCTTGACGTGGACGATTACCGTCTGGGAGCGTGGAAGCTCGAAAGCACGTTTCAGCGCGCCAGGTTCCTGCGCCCGAAGACCTACATCGAGGACGAGGGAGGCAAGCTCACCGTGCATTGCGCGGGGTTGCCCGAATCGTGCCACCCTCACGTCACATGGGATAATTTCCATGTCGGCGCGAAATTTCCGGGAAAACTCTATTCCAAGACCGTAAAAGGCGGTATTATACTATACGAAGGTGATTTTGTCATCAGAAAGGAGACAGGCTTATGAGCAGGTACCAACCGAGCTTGCGCGAGCTGGCCATGGAGCCGGACGAGGACAAGCGGCTCGAGATGGCCGCCGCTATCGACGAGGACGCGGCGGAACTCGACGACCGCTGGGACGAGCGCGAGGGCTGGCGAAACGAGCGGGAGGAGTGGGACGCGGAGCGCGACCTCCTGAACGCGGAGCGCGACGAGGCCATCGCCGAGCGCGACCGCTACCGCGAGGAGCGCGACGAGTCGCGCCGCAGGTACGCCGACCGGTTCTTCGCCGTCGAAGGCCAGACGCTGCTCCATGCGAACGAGGTAGGCGGGGAAGCTCGGCGCGAGCCGATCCGCTCAGCCGACGAGATCTGGGATTAAGGAGATATCATGGCAGTGAAGCAACCTAACATGAAAGCCGCCGATTCGCCGATCGTCATGAAGGCCGGCGATACGGCAGCGCGCGAGACGGCTGCGCAGAAGGCGGTCGAAGCGACCATCAACGAGACCCCGGAGGTAGCGTCCGCGCTCGCGGCTCGCGGCATCGCGGCCACCTACGACGCGAACAACCGCGCCTACGTGGAGCTTGCGGGAACGACCGACGAGCTCCACGCCATCGGGGAGTACCTGACGAGCTACCAGCCCGCGCGAAACGCGTTTCTGAACGCGCTCGTGAACCGCATCGGCCTCACCATCGTGACATCGAAGCTGTACCGCAACCCCTGGGCGGTGTTCAAGCGCGGGTACCTCGAGTTCGGAGACACGATCGAGGAGATCTTCGTCAACCTCGCCGACGTTCACGGCTTCTACCCCGAGGGCGCGGAGGACACGTTCGCCAAGCGCGAGCTTCCCGACGTGCGCACCGCGTTCCACCGTATGAACTTCCAGAAGTTCTACAAGACGACCGTCTCCTCCCAGCAGCTGCGCCAGGCGTTCCTGTCCTGGACGGGCGTTTCCGACCTGATCGCGCGCATCATCGAGTCTCTCTACACCAGCGCCAACACGGACGAGTACTACGTCATGCGCTACTTCTTGGCCAAGTGCCTCCTCAACGGCTATATCGGCTCGGTGGAGATTCCCGCGGTCGGCAAGGACAACGCCGTCGACATCGCCACGCAGTTCCAGTACATGTCCGACCTGTTCCAGTACCAGTCCACGAAGTACAACATGGCGGGCGTGACCACGCACACGGACTTCGAAGACCAGTACTTCATCGTCACGGCCAAGTTCAAGGCCACGATGAACATGAACGTGCTGGCCACCGCGTTCAACTTGGAGTACCGCGAGTTCCAGGCGCGCATGATCACGGTCGACACCTTCACCGACTTCGACTGGGCTCGCATGGACGCGCTGTTCACCGACCCGGCCACCGGCAAGCTCGACCCCAACTACCACCGCTTCACGCCCGAGGAGATCGCGCTGCTCGAGACCGTGCCGGCGGTGCTGGTGTCGCGCGATTGGTGGATGGTGCTGGACAACTACGTGGAGTCCGCGCAGTGGTTCAACGGCGAAGGGGTGTACTGGAACCATTGGCACCATGTGTGGAAGACCATCAGCTGCTCGCCGTTCGGGCAGGCGGCCGCCTTCACCCCGACCGCCCCGACCGTCACGAGCGTGACGGTCACCCCCGCGACCGCCACCCTTTCCAAGGGAGCCGACCTGCAGCTGTCTGCCGCGGTCGTCGGAACCGGCATCGTGAACCATGGCGTGCAGTGGACGGTGACCGGAGGCGCGGCATCCGGCACGACCGTCACCAACGGCGGGTACCTGCATGTGGCGGCCAACGAGACGGCGACGACGCTCACCGTCACGGCAACCTCCATCCAGGACGGAAAGAAGACGGGCGAATCCACCATCACCGTCGCCGCATAGCCTATGTTCTGCCGAGGGCGGGATTCGTTTCCCGCCCTCCTTTCCGAAGGAGGTGAGAAATGTACCAGCCCAGCACGGAGATTCGGATAGGGACGGTTCCGTGGAACCCGAACTACAAGCACGTTCGCTGGTATCCGAACCCGAGCGCCCAGATGTCGGGCGTAGCTTCGTTCATGGACGCTCGGCGAACGATTTCAACCTACACGTACCAGCGCCTGGAATCTGCCATCGACGTGGACGGCAACCCCGAGCAGTACTACGATTACAACTACGTGATGTTCCAGAACGAGAACTTCGGGACTAAGTGGTTCTACGCGTTCATCACCCGCGCAGAGTACAAGACGGCCAACACGACGCGCTTGCACTTGGAACTCGATTACGTGCAGACCTACATGTTCGACTACGATATCAAACCGTGCTTCGTGGAGCGCGAGCATGTGAACGACGATGCGATAGGCGCTCACGTCAAGGACGAGGGGATCGATCCGGGCGAACTCAAATGCACGTACTCGGTGATCGACAACGAGGACATGGATTGCTACATGGTCGTGGCGAGCGCCGTGGAGCCTTTGAAGGACGGAACGTACGTCAACAACGGCGGGGACAAGTACATGGGCGTTACCAGCGGCACGAGCTTGTCGGTGTTTCTGACGGTGGACGACTTCAAGGGATTCATGAGAGCTCTGTCCGACAACGGCCAGCAGGACGCGGTGAGCCAGGTCTACATGGTTCCTCGAGCGGCGATCCCGGCTATCGTCAAGAAGTCCGACGGCTGGGGATACTGGGTGGACTCCAACGCGGCGACCCCTCAGACGACTAAGGACTACGCGCTCGGCTTCACGAATCTCGACGGCTACGTTCCGAAGAACAACAAGATGTTCTGCTACCCGTTCCAGTATGCTGAAGTCACCAATTTCACCGGAGCCGACCAGCAGTTCCGGCTCGAATTCTGCGGAACGCCCGGAACGCTGAGCTTGCAGAAGACGGGCGGCTGCGATGCGAACTCGCGTCTGGCCTACATACCGCTGAACTACAACGGGGTGAACCGCTTCGTCGAAGGCGCGGTGTACTTGGAGAAGTACCCCACTTGCAACTGGGTGTACCAGGCGTTCGCCAACATGCTCGGCGCGTCCCAGGTGGACACGTCGTTCGGCTTGTCGTTCAACTCGATGAGCCAGCTGCCCTACGTGAACTCCTTCATCGACTCCACGCAGAACATCATCGGAGGAGCCATGCAGGGCTTGGCATCCGGCACCGTCGCCGGGGCTGCCGCGAGCATGATCAACTCGACGATCAACGGCGCGCAAGACCTGACGAACACCTTCGCGAACTTCTCGAAGGCATCGAAGACTCCCAACACGCAGCGCGGAGGCACTAACTCGACTACCGCGCTCGTGAACTTCGGGACCTATACGATAGGCGTTCGCAAGTACACGTGCCGAGCCGAGATAGCGCGCCAGATCGACGACTTTTTGAGCGTGTACGGCTACAACGTTTCCGTCGTGAAAACGCCGAACATCACGGGGCGCGCTTCATGGAACTACGTGAAGACCGTCGCCGCGAACATGAGCGGATCGGTTCCGGCCGGCTACCTTGCGATGTTCAACAGGCTGCTCGATTCCGGAGTCACGTTCTGGCACACGGACGACGTGGGCAACTACAGTTTGAGCAATGCTATAATATAAGAAAGGAGGCATGCATGAACCCTATCCAATCCACGACCACCCCCTACGGCCTTCCCTGGGGCAACATGCCCAAGAACGCGCGTAAATCCGCTCGCGAGCTGGACAACGCGGCTATGAACTCGCAAACGATGTTCCTCTGGCAGATGCGACTGTACGAGCTGGCGATGAGCGTGTTCGAGTGGGAGAACCTGCCGGAGGGCATCAACGAGCGTCAGATCGAGTGGTGGCTCCTTCGCGACGGATTCTGCGTGTTCCTGCATGACGAGGATATCGCGCTCGACCCGATCCAGCGCAGCCCGGAAGGCTACGCGATCATGCAATGCATGTTGGAGGGAAACTTCGACATCTACTCGCAGCCGGTGAACCGCATCGCCTACTCGGTGATGGGCATCAACATCCCGCTCACCGTCGACAACTCCGTGATCATCTGGAACTCCAACCTGCGCGTGCCTACCTGGTTCGCGCTCAACATGTACGCCAAGAAGCTGTGGGCGATAGACCGGGCGATCGATGTGAACGTGTACCAGCAGAAGACCCCGCGCGTGGTGAAATGCTCGCAGAAGCAGCGCCTGAGCTTCGAGAACATGATGGCGCAGGTGGACGAGTACAAACCCCTTATCATGACGGACAAGGACTTCGACCTCGAATCCATCGACATCCTGGACAACTCCTCGCCTTACGTCGCCGAGCAGCTCTACGAACTCAAGGACAAGTACTGGAAGGAGGCGCTCGGATTCCTCGGCATCGCCAGCTCCGAGTCCAAATCGGAGCGCGTCATCGTGGACGAGATGCTCGCCAGCCTCGGCGGCACGGAAGCTCAGCGGCTCTGCCGTCTCGAGTCCCGCCAATTCGCGTGCAAGCAGATAAACGAGATCTTCGGGCTCGACGTTGACGTGCATTTCAGGGTTTCGGAGAAACGCCAAGAAGAGCAGTGGGCTATCGCCGACGGCGAGTTCAATGAGTCGAAGTACGCAGACGAGAACGGGATCGAGGTGAACGGCCGATGAGCAAGTACAGCTTGCAGCTTCGCTGGCTGGTCGAACAGACGCTTGCAGATGCGAAGCTTCCGAACATCGAGGCTAACTGGCATGCTGCTTACGACAAGCTGGGCTTGGCAGACTATCCGATATTCGACGAGGCGTATAGGCAGACGCTGAACGACAAGATCATACGCCGCTATTTCATGTACGAGATAGGAGCTGAAACGGCGGGGTTGTTCCGCATGTTCGTTCGCGACGCGATGTTCATGATAATGCCCTATTACAATCAGATGTACGAATCGCTCGCTCTCGCCAAGCAGATCAAGCCGCTTGAAGACCACAACCGAAACATAACCGAGAAAGCGGGAGGCACCGCGTCGAACACCGCCGACGCAACCGCCGGTTCCACGAGCGAGGCGCAGGACATCTTCTCGGATACCCCGATGAGCGCTCTCAATTTCGACAACATCAAGAACGGCAAGTACGCCTCCACAGCGGACTTCACGAATGCGACCACGGCCGACACGTCGAAGTCCGCGTCCAGCGGAACGTATGCGAACGATCTCGCGCGCACAGAATCCGGGCACGACAAGCCGGAATCGGAATTGCTGTTGATTTGGCGCGAAACGTTCGTTAACATAGACCGTGACGTGGTGGAGGATAGAGCGCTGCGCGAATGCTTCATGACGATTTGGTAAGGAGAAAAGCATGAATCCGATAGAACGAGTTTGCATGAGCTCGATACCTGCCATATACGGCAACGATCTTACATTGTACGAGACAGTATGCAAACTGGCGTACGAGGTTAAAGAACTTTCAGATAAAAACGATGCTCTTCAAGCGGAATTGAACGCGCTGGAATCTTCGATTCAAGATTATATAGCCCGGCTTTTGGATAAGTGGATCGCTGATGGGACGCTTGCGAAGATTCTGAACGATTCGCTCGGAGAATGGTGGGCTAACCCCAAATGGTTCGGAGCTAAACTCGATGGGGTGGCTGACGATAGCTCGGCTGTTCAACAGGCGATGCAACTCGGAAATGTAAAATTCCCGATGAACAGCAAATGCTATATCGGAGCAACTGTGAAATTGTCGAACAGCTCTAGGATAATCGATGGGAACGGATGCACTCTTACCGGCCTCAACGATTTTCCGATGTTTCAAATAAACGAGCTTGCGGCGACGAGCGTGGTTCAACGCGTGACGTTCAAAAATTTCTATGTCGATCTAAAGCTGAGCGGGTCGTTCATGCTGTGCTTCAACAGCTATTTCGTCAACTTCGAGAAGATACGCGTTATGAACGCGCATAGCAGCGAATACGGGTTTAAAATCGTAAACGGCTTCAATGTGACGTTTAGAAACGTTTATGTGACCGGCTCGTCTTCCAACGACCCCACCATATCTAAAAACCATGCCAAAGGCATCATCTACACTATCGACGACACGGCTACGATTCCTGGAATAACGAACGTTACCAACGTTGACTTTGAAGACTGCCTGATTCAAAGAGTCGAATACGGTCTATGGCTGAAAAGGGAAGGAACCACTGGCGCTTTCGACACGACCACGATCAGAAACATAGGGTTCTCTTCATGTGATAACGCTGTCGTAGCAGAGTCAAGCATAGTCAACATGGTGGATATAACCACTATCAGAACCGAATTTTGCGGGACGGCCGTATCCAACTCGGCAATCATGAGCATTTCCGATTGGCAATGTTGGCAGTCTGACTACGGCATATTGAACAGCGGCACTTTGAAGTTGTCCAATGCCGTTTATTTTAGAGGAGCTACTGGTAATTATACCGTAATCAAGGATAATACCGGCGTTATCGATGCGCGAAACGTGTCCGAAATGAGCGTTTACCCGTTATATTCGAGAGGCACCCCCGGAAAGATAATCAAGGCGGATAGGCGATCTACCGTGATAGTCAATTCCACGCCCGCAATCGCTTTGTCTCAGTGGTTCGATTACACATACGATCAGCGAGCTTATCTGGACTTTAAAAACATAAATGGCGATGTCGGCTCTAGATTCAACATTTATAGCTCGAACGGCTCAGATTTTCTTCTTCCCTCGGGTATATATGCCGATAATAAATACGATTTGACCGGGCAGGTTAGAATGCTCGAATGTCTGGTGACCGAAAACGGGATTGCAATATGCGGATCTTTTCCGAAATACGCTTCTGTGACTAATCAAGGCGGAGTATTGAATTTGGGCACTAATGAAGCTGAGAGGATCATCGAAGTCCAAGGCAATATACCGTCTGTTTACTTCAAAACCGGAGTTCCTGGAATGGCGTATCTGTACAGCAAGAACGGTTCCACGCTGTCAGACGGGGGATCGAAGTTGACCCCGTCGGTTTCTTCTCCCATCAATCTTCAAACGAATCCATGCATTCTGATATGGGGCGCAGATGGAACGGGAATGGTGGTAAAAGGTGCTAGCTGATCCTACAGGCGGTGGAAACCCCAACTTCTTCAAGACCTTCAAGGGGGCGTATGTCCACGCCCCCTCCCCCGAAGCGATGTTCACCAGCGAGCGGGTCATGCTGTCCTGCGTGAACGACGTGCAGTTCATGGGCGATTGCATGTTAATGAACTACACGCCGGGCGCGACGCTCACGACGCTGCCTCCGGAATGCCGGCCGTCGACCGAAGTGCGGATTCCCGTGGTAGTAGATACTAACGTGGACGTGCTTTCGATTCAGACGAACGGCGCGGTTTCCCTGCATGCGTCCACCGACGGCATGGTTTATCTCGCGGGGGCTTCGTTCAACATAAGCGCCAATTGGTATTCTAATTAGGAGGAATCAAATATGGATGTTAACGATATTGTCACTCTTATCGGTAGTCTGGGCTTCCCTATTGTGGCTTGCGTGGGCATGTTTTACCTGTACTATCGTACTCTTAAGGACTTTACTAGCACACTTAACGACATTGCGAGCGAGATTAAGGAGCTCCGAGAAGAGCTTAAAGAGCTGATCAAGAATGCTTAGGGGCATCGACATATCGAACTGGCAAGCTGGGTTGGACGCGGATAGCGTGTTCCCGAACGTGGACTTCGTGATCTGCAAGGCGACCGAGGGAATAGGTTTCGTGGACGGATACTGCGACAGCTGGGTGCAGTGGTGCCGCCGGAACGGCAAGCCCTGGGGGTTCTACCATTTCGCGAATTCCAACGATCCCATGAAAGAGGCTGTCTATTTCATAGACAACACGAGCAACTATTTCGGCGAGGGCGTGCCGGTGCTTGACTGGGAGGGCGACCAATCGGTTGGCTGGGTGAACGAGTTCGTGAAGATCGTCCACGATCAGACCGGAATCTGGCCGTGGATCTACGCCAACCCCTGGCGCTTCAACCAGGGCGGCGTGGAGCAGAACTGCATGCGCTGGATCGCGAGCTACCCCGACGTGCTGCGCCCGGGACTCGACTACGATCCCGGCGAGCCTCCGGAGACGGACGGCCTCGTCGGCTGCTGGCAGTACGCGTCCGACGGGCAGGTGCCCGGATACGCGGGCAACCTGGACGTGAATCACTTCTTCGGAAGCGTCGGCGCGTGGTCGGCGTACGCGGGTGTCCCGTCTTCGGGACAACCTGACCCGTCGCCTTCGCAGTCGGTTTTGGAAAACGATAGATTCCGCGTGACAATTCAAGAGAAGTGATGTATGATGGTCATGCGCCGGAAAGCAAGCTATCTTCTGCGTCTGTGGGGCACCCGGTGAAACGGGCACGGGCGCATACGGAGAACAGCCCACTCTGTGATAGTCTTTTCGGTTAGCGCCCTTTGACTTAGCCCCTGTCGCTTGGACATCCATGATGGCAGGGGCTTCTTCGATAAAGGGCGGGCATTCCAAGTCAAAGGAGAAACATGGCAAAATACTGGGACATATCCAAGACGCTTTCATACAACTGCCTGTTCAACTTCATCTACGGCATTCGAGGTGCTGGCAAGACCTACACGGGACTCCAGCACTACGTCAAGCGATACCTGCGCACGGGCAAGCGTTTCATGTATCTGCGCCGCACGGAGGAGGAGTTGAAGAACCTGGCCACCCGCAAGGACGGTCGCCTATTCAACCATGTGCAAGTCGAGTTCCCAGGCCACGCCCTGTGGGCAGAATCGAACATCCTGCATATCGACAAGGAGATATGCGGCTACGCGCAAGCGCTGTCAACGGCGCGCAAGCTCAAGTCCGATGCGCTGGACAACGTGGACACGATCCTGTTCGACGAGTTCGTCATCGACAAGGGGTTCCAAACGTACCTTCCCGACGAGGTGACGGCGTTCTTGGAGCTTTACGAAACCATCGCGCGACCCGGTTCGCGTGATTACGACGTAACCTGCATGTTCTGGGGAAACGCGGTGACCTCGGCGAACCCCTATATGGACTACTTCAAGTTGGAGCTTCCCTACAAGACGGACGTATGGAGGCGAGGCGAGTTCCTGACGCAGATGGTAGCGCCCCCCGAGCTGATCGAGGCGAAGAAGGGCACGCGCTTCTACCAGGCGATAGCGGGCAGCGACTATGCGGCCTATGCGGCCGAGAACAAGTGGTTGCGCGACAATCCGAAGTTCGTCGCGAGAAAGAGCAAGAATGCCGAATACCAGTTCACGCTCCTTTACTACGACGATGCTATCGGAATATGGCGCGACAACCGAAACGGTTGCTATTACGTGTCGGAAGACGTTGACCGCCAGTGCCGCCACGTGTTCGCCGCCACGACGGAAGACCATGAGCCGAACACTCTGCTGCTCAAAGGTTTCAAATCCTCGCCCCATCTGGCTAACTTGAAGAAGGCTTACGACATGGGGTGCGTGCGGTACGAGTCCATGAAGCTCAACAACTGGTTTCGGGATATAGTTAGGATGGGATTGTGATGGCGCGGGAGATAGTGCCGCAGCTGGGCGGTAGAAATTGCGTTTACACCTATATGGGGTGGTCGCTGATAACCGCACCCGATTCGCTGCAGTACAAGCTTCGGGCGGATGCGGGCGAGAACTATGATGCAGAGGGATTCGCCGTTATAGAAGGAAGATACGTGATCGCGTGCACCGAGGCGTTCGGGGGTGTCGGAGACTACGTGGATTTCCAGCTGGACACGGGGCTGATATTGAATTGCATCATCGGAGACGTTAAATCGTCGGGAGACCCTAATTACAGCGAATGGGGGCATCTTTACCCGCCGAATTCGATTAGCGTGATAGAATCGGTCGTGGAGTACTCGCAATGGTATCCGAGCCATGCCAATCCTGGAACGCCGGGATGCAAGCCGGAATGGGCTGGAAACGTCGTTCTCGCGTTGAACTACGGAAACTACTGGGAAATAGATCCGCCGGGAGGAATCGATATGGCGAGCGTGATCATAATCAGCGCCACTAAGAAAGGCGGCGTTGAGAACGCCTACATTGGGACTATAGGCAACGACGGCTATATATACTTCAACGATATAGACTTCTACAGATTCAAGAACACGGGAACATGGGAGGACAACGTATACGTTCTGAACCGCACTCGCCGCTCTTGGACGAAGACGACGATGTTCACCAAGATCAGCGCTCAGAACCTGAACTCCGGATCGGGAAGCGTGGCACCCGGAGGATCGGGCGTTGAGGGCGCGTGCCTTTGGGCTGTCGGGATCGCAGACGACAACAGCCATGGCTACGACCAGCCGACGCGGGACGGCGGCGTGGACTTCGACTGCTCGAGCCTTGTGTCCTGGGCGTTCCGCGAGAACGGATGGGACGTTCCGTTCCCCTCCCCCTCCACCTACAACATGTCCAGCGTGTTCACGGGGCTTGGCTTCAAGAGGTACAACGGCAACCCGGCAGCGTCCGACTTGGTGCGCGGGGACATCGTTCTGTTCGAGGGCGACATATCGGCGGGCACCGGGCACGTGGAGCTGTATCTCGGAGACGGTATGCTCGTGGGCGCGCATATCAACGAGTTCGGGGGCGTGGCCGGAGGGCAGCCGGGAGACCAGACCGGGAACGAGATATCGACCGGCGGGTATTACAGGAGCTGGAACTGTTGGCTGAGATGGGAGGGTTAGGATGCTTTGGATAATTGGTGCGTTTATTCTGGGCGGTATTTTCGGAGTGTTTGCAATGTGCTTGGTGAGCGGTAATAAATGAACGATGTTCAATAATTGCAATTATCGCAAAAATTATCACTTGCTTGTTGTATAATGCAATTGTAGGGATAAGTCGAAGGGTGAATGGAGGAATTGGCATGTTTCTAGAGCTTCCGGGATTTGCGTGGTTCGTGATCGGCGTTATAGTTGTGGCGGTGCTGGTCACAGTGGCGAATTGGTATATCATGTACTGCGTGTTCGACTGGGCAGTGCATCATGTGAAGCATGTTTGGTTGGATGATGAAAGCGAATATCCTAAACCCATTAAAAGAGAAATTTCTGATGAAGAATATGAGAATTGGGAAAAATGGATGGATTACTTGGAGGATAGACGTAAAGATGCATGAGGAGCAGATAGTTACGTGCTTGTTTATGGCGGTCATTTTGGCCGCCTTACTCATTGTCAAACTGAGCGTGCATTGATGAACGTTGTTCATTAATTGCATGATTGAGATGACAATTGGAAAATGATTTGACATGTT